AGATCAACAGGTGATGGCACATCTGATGCTACGGCTATCTATGGTGTGGATGATATTTTAGAAGCAGTTTACAGAAACTCTTCAAGTGTTGATACACCTCTTACAAAAATTAATAGATCTACATATCAAGCTCTTTCTAATAAAACATCAACAGGTCAACCATCACAATATTATGTTCAAAGATTTATTGATAAAGTTACAATCACTTTATACTTAACACCAGGTTCATCAGAAGCTGGTAATTTTTTAAATTTTTATTTTGTAAAAAGAATACAAGATGTTGGTGACTATACTAATGCAACAGATGTGCCATACAGATTTGTTCCTTGCATGGTATCTGGTTTAGCTTTTTATTTAGCGCAAAAATTTAAACCTGAATTATCACAACAAATGAAACTATATTATGAAGACGAATTACAAAGAGCATTAGCAGAAGATGGTTCTTCTTCAAGTTCATTTATAACCCCGAAAACTTATTATCCAAATGTCTAATTTTGCAAAAGGTAAATTCGCTAAATTTATATCTGATAGATCAGGGATGGAATTTCCATACAAAGAAATGGTAAAAGAATGGAATGGATCTAGAGTTCACGTATCAGAGTTTGAACCAAAGCAACCACAATTAGAGCCAAAGCCACACGGAGCGGATCCACAAGGTTTACCCATGGCAAAACCTGATAGAACAGAGCCAGCAACATCAAATATGTTACCTGGTAATCCTTTTAATATTACATCAGGAAGCACTACGATTACAGTAACAGAACCTAGCCACGGTAGATCTAGCTCAGATACAGTCGTTTTTAGAAACGTCGACGGATCACCTGGAGGAGTTGCTTTTACAGTGTTTGAAAATTCTTCAGGATTTAGTATAACAGTAACAGGAACAGATAATTATACGTTTACATTAGGATCGACTCCCACTGTAACGGAAAGAGCAGGAGGAATGTTTGTAACGGCAGGGCCGGTAACATTAACACCATAATGGCAGGACTAAGTTATTCAGGATTAATTACACAAATTAGAAACTACACAGAAGTAGACTCTAATGTTTTAACTGCTGATCAGTTAGAAAATATTATTTTAAATGCGCAATATAGAATTATGCGTGATGTCCCTATCGATGCTGATAGAAAACAACAGATAGGTAATTTAGTTACTGGACAAGAAACAATAAATGCTCCAGGAGGAGCTTTATTTATTAGAGCAATACAAGTTTATGATTCTACGTCTGCTACTACAGGAGCAAACGTATTTTTACAGAAAAAAGATGTTACATATTTACAAGAATATATCTCATCGACAGAGTCATCAAAAAGAGGACAACCTAAATATTATGCTATGTTTGGTGCTGCTACTGGAGACGGAGATACTAACTCTGGCAGGATGATGTTTGCACCTGTACCAGATACAACATACAAATTTAGAGTGCATTACAATAAAATGCCAGCAACTTTGGCCTCTGATAATACGACTAACTATATCAGTCTAAACTTCCCAAATGGGCTATTATATTGCTGTCTAGCGGAGACATATGCCTTTTTAAAAGGTCCAGCAGATATGTTGACACTTTACGAAAATAAGTATAAACAGGAAGTAGATAAATTTGGTGTAGAGCAAATTGGCAGAAGAAGACGAGATGACTACACTGATGGGGCTGTTAGAATAACGATACCATCGACAACACCTTAAGGAGTTTTATTATGGCAATAACATCGGCGATATGCACAAGTTTTAAACAAGAGCTTTTAGTTGGAACACACAACTTTACAGCTACAACTGGAAACACTTTCAAGATAGCTCTGTACACGAGCGACGCAACTTTAGGAGCTGGAACAACAGCTTTCACATCATCTAACGAAATTACTAACACATCCGGGACTGCCTACACTTCGGGTGGAGCGACATTAACAAGCGTAACTCCAACAACAGATAGCACAACGGCTGTTTGTGATTTTGCAGATGTTAGTTTTACAAGTGCATCGTTTACAGCAAATGGCGCATTAATTTATAATGATACTCAATCAGATAAAGCAGTAGCAGTTATTGCTTTCGGTGGTGATAAAACTGTATCTAGTGGAACTTTTACAATTCAATTCCCAACAGCAGACGCTACAAACGCTATCATAAGATTAGCGTAAGGGAGAGAAACGGATGTCCGTTACTCGAACTTTCACAGTAACGGTAGTCTCTACCGGTTCTGGTAATAAATATTTTATTGATGGTGTACAACAAGCTACCTTAGAATTAGTTGAAGGTGCTACGTTTAGGTTTGATCAGTCTGACAGTTCAAACAGTGGTCACCCTTTAAGATTTTCCACAACAAGTGGTGGCTCACATTCTGGAGGTAGTGAGTATACCACAGGTGTTACAACAAACGGGACACCAGGTTCTTCTGGTGCTTACACACAAATTCAAGTTGCCTCTAGTGCACCAACTTTATATTATTATTGCACTGTTCACTCAGGAATGGGAGGACAAGCAAATACACCTACCACTGATTTTTGGGGAGCGGGAAACTGGAGTGCTGGTCTTTGGGGAATAAGTGAAGCATTTACATCAGGTTGGGGTGTTGACGCTTGGAATACTGGTGGATCATGGGGACAGGCAAATGACGAAGTAGTGCAACTAACTGGTCAAGGTATAACCGCATCTTTAGGAGAAGTTATATCAGGAGCAAACCAAGGTTGGGGTAGAGATGCTTGGAATGCTGGACCATATGGAGAAAGTTTTAATCCAGTAGTTACATTATCTGGTCAATCAATTACATCTTCAGTTGGCTCACTTACTGCTTTTAACGAACAGGGTTGGGGTAGAGATACTTGGAACTTTGAAAGTTGGGGTTTCAGTGGTTTAACAGTAGAGGTAACTGCACCTGATGCAATTGTATCGGACTTAGGTCCTAACGGTTGGAGTAATGCGTCTTATGGTGAAAATGGTTGGGGAATGTTTACTCTTAATCCTGCAGATGCCGTAGGATTAACAGGTCAACAAATAACTTCAGCAGTTCCTAGTCAGCTTGATATACCAGAACAGATTCAAGGTCTTTCTATAACTAGTTCAGTTGGATCAATAGTTCCACTTCAACAGGTAGTAGGTTTATCTGGTCAATCAATATCTTCTTCAGTTGGTTCTACAACATTTGATTTAACTTCCATAGTAGTACCAACAGGTCAACAAGTAACTTCATCAGTTGGAAGCACAATAGAAGGTCTTGTAGAATTTGTGCCAGTAACAGGTGTTGCAGCAACTTTATCTGTAGGATCTTTAGATTTAGGTGAATTTATTGTAGGATTAACTGGTCAATCAACTACGCTTTCTGTAGGATCTTTAACACCTGCAGATGTTATCGGATTAACGGGACAAGAAATAACGTCCTCTGTAGCAGGATTTGGAACTGCAACTGGCTTTGGAATTCAGGCATATTCTGATGTTGACACAGGCTCAAATTCTTCGTATACAAATGTTGCAACGGGATCAAATACAAGTTATACTGACGCTGCATAATAGGAGATAAAATATGGCATCAACATATACACCACTCGGTATAGAACTTCAGGCAACTGGTGAAAACGCCGGAACGTGGGGAACTAAAACTAATACAAACTTACAAATTTTTGAACAAATTGTTGGTGGATTTACACAACAATCAATAGCAGGTGGCGCACAAACTACAGCATTATCTGTATCTGATGGATCAACTGGAGCAACTTTATCCCATAGAATGATTGAGTTTACTGGTACAATTTCAGGAAATCAAATTGTAACTATTCCACTAGACGTACAAACTTTTTACTACTTAAGAAATTCAACATCAGGTTCACACACAGTACAATTTAAATACACATCAGGATCTGGTGATTCGTTTACTTTTGCAGCAGCTGATAAAGGAGACGCTGTTGTGTTTGCAACTGCAAACGATGGAACTAATCCAGACATTCACACTTTACCAGCTGGTAACGTAACGACTGCTGGAACACAAACTTTAACAAACAAAACGTTAACTTCTCCTAAAATAGGAACTTCTATTTTAGACACTAACGGAAACGAAGTAGCTTTAATTACAGCTACAAGTTCAGCAGTTAATGAAGTTACTTTTGTAAATGCCGCTACAGGAAACAATCCATCAATTGACGCTTCAGGTGGTGATTCAAATATAGGTATAGCATTAAAAACAAAAGGCACAGGAGTAATTCAAGCAGAGGACTCAGGCGGAAACGTGTCCGCAGTAAAAATAGCAGGTAAAGAATCTATTTGGGTTCCAGCAGTTGCTATGTATCCAAACACAACAAACGGGTGTGCAGACATAGCTCAAGTAGAATTATCAAATGGACCTGAAATCAAAACTTTAGATTTTGATAAGGACTCAGATGAAAACGCTCAATTTGCTGTTGCGTTTCCAAAGTCTTGGAACGAAGGCACAGTAACTTTTCAAGCGTACTTTACAGCAGATTCAACAAACACAGGAACTGTATCTTGGGTGTTAGCGGGTGTTGCTTGCGCAGACAATGACACTATTAACGCTACTTTTGGAACAGGTGTAGCACCGACAGCAAAGGCACACAGTGGTACAGCAAACGATTTAGATGTTACAGCAGAAAGTGGAGCAGTTACAATAGCGGGATCTCCTAGTACGGATGAGGAAGTTTACTTCCAAATAACAAGAGATGTGTCAGCAGACTCATTAACTGCAGATGCTAAACTATTAGGTATTAAATTATTCTTCACTACAGATGCTGCTAACGATCTATAAGGAGGATAAATGGCAGGATTTGGTTACACAGTTCTAGGTTTTGGCTCTGGAGGAGCACCAAAAGTAGAATATTCAATGGATTTTTATATCGTTGCTGGAGGCGGCGGAGGCAGCGGGCCTAAAGGTGCTGGCGGAGGCGGCGGCGGTTCAAGAGCCTTTAGTTCACAATCATTATTTACAGGAGACGTAGCAACAATAACCGTCGGAGCTGGAGGACAACTGGGAGTTCCCGGAGGTCAACCATCAGGTAAAGGAAGCAATACTTCTATAGCCTCTACAACAACAGGATTTACAACTTTAGATACCACTGGAGGCGGTCAAGGAGGACCCGCTTCAGGTGGAACTGGTGGCGCAGGTGGGGGTTCTACATTCCCATCAACCAATAACAATGCAGGAAACGAAGGAGGATATGATCCTCCTGAAGGAGCCGATGGCGGCGCAGGTGCCGGCCCTAGATTTGGCGGTGGCGGCGGAGGCGGTGGTGCCTCTGGAACTAACGGCAGTAATGCTAGTGGTGGCGGTGGCCCTGGCGGTAACGGGACCACAACAACTATTACTGGAGCATCTGTTACTTTAGCAGGTGGTGGCGGAGGTGCCACTCAATCAACAGGAACTCACGGTGCTGGTGGTTCTGGTGGTGGAGGCGCTGGAGGACCCGGTGCTGGAACACCTGGAACAGCAAACACTGGTGGCGGTGGTGGCGCAGGCCAAGGTAATCCAAATAATCCTGGAGGATCAGGAGGCTCTGGAATCGTATTTGTAAGAGCACCAACTCTTTCTTTTGATAAAATTACTATTACTGGATCAACAAATACAAAAACATCAACTCCTTCACCTGATGGGTCAGCAACATTATTAACTTTCAATGAGTCAGGAACTTTTACGATAGGTTAATCATGGCACATTTTGCAAAATTAGATGAAAATAATATTGTACTTCAAGTAGTAGTTATTGGAGACGGTGTTTCAACAAGTGATGGACCTTTAGGAGAAAATGATATGCATCCAGATGGTGAAACTTATACTGCAAATTTGTTAGGTGGTCGTTGGAAACAAACTTCTTACAATAATAATTTTAGAAAAGAATATGCAGGAATAGGATCTTATTATGATGAAGAAAAAGATATATTTATAAGACCTCAACCTTTTCCTTCTTGGTCACTAGATTCAAACAGTGACTGGCAACCCCCAGTAGCACGACCTGAAGGAGAACATACTAAATATACAAATTCTGAAGGTGTAGAAGAACCTTATGCTGAAATTTATTGGAGTGAAGAAAGTGGAACATGGCTTGCAGAAACACATGACACTCCTGCTACTAAGTACGCTTGGAATTCTGATACATCTACTTATACAGCTTTATAAAGATAAAAAAATAGTATATAAGTTTTTAAAAAAGAAATATGAAATTAAAATATACATATTGGTATTTTAAATCTGTTTTAACAGATAAGTTTTGTAAAAAGATAATTGATTTAGCAAAGAAAGAACAAAAATCAGTGGCTAAGGTAGGAGTTGGTACAACTGATAAAAAAACTAGAGACTCTCTTGTCTTATTTTTAAATGATCCCATAATATATGAAACCCTAGGTCCTTATATACATACAGCCAATAAAAACGCTGGATGGAATTTTCAATGGGAGTCAACCGAAGCAGCTCAATATACTGAGTACAACAAAAAACAACATTACAGATGGCATCAAGATGCTTGGGATCAAGCTTATACAAACGTAGAAGAACCCTCTACTTACGGAAAGATTAGAAAAATATCAGTTAGTTGTTCATTGAATGACTCAAAAAAATACAAAGGCGGTAAACTTCAATTTGATTTATCCACGCCAATAAAAAAAGATAACATTGTAACTTGTGAAGAAATTTTACCAAAGGGATCTATTGTTATATTTCCGTCTTTTATTTGGCACAGAGTAACACCTGTTACTCAAGGGACTAGACAATCTTTAGTTTTATGGAATTTAGGAAATCCTTATGTTTAAAAATTATAAAGTTTTAAAGGGAATAATAAATAAACAAGTCTGCGATATTGCCGTAAGATATTGTGAATTAACAAAAACCAAAGCTAAATATTTATTAGACAATAATTTAATTCCTTTTGATTCCACAACTTATGGAATTTTTGGTGATGGTCAAATTCCTAAAAAAGATGTTTTTGCTTATTATGGAAGTGATTTTTTTGATTCTTTATTAGTGTTTTTAAAAAAAGATATGGAAAGAGAAACTAATAAAAAACTAAAATGTATGTATTCTTATTTTAGGATTTATACTAAAGGCAGCGTATTAAGTTCTCATAAAGATAGAAAGGCTTGTGAATTTTCTACAACTTTAAATTTAGGTGGAGATCCCTGGCCTATTTATTTTTTAATTGACGACAAAGAAGTTGAAATTACGCTAAAACCTGGAGACATGATAATTTATAAAGGCGCTGATCTAAAACACTGGAGAAATAAATTTAAAGGTAAAAAATGTTATCAAGTTTTTTTACATTACACTGATGTTAAAAGTAAAACTTCCCTAAACGACGGAAGAGCCGTTTTAGGCATATCAACAAAAATGAGGAACCATGGATAGTATAAAAGTTATAGATTTATTTAGATACCCACTAGGAGTTTCTAATCTTAAACAAGATATTAAAGAACTAATAAAATTTACTAAAGAAGTAAAAAGAAATGAAAAGAATGTGTCTAAAACAAATAAAAGAGGTTTTCAAAGTCCGTCCAATCTTGATAAATATAATAAACCTGTGTTTAATAATTTATACTCAAACATATTTAAATTAGCTGGGAAATTTTCTAGTATCTATAATTTACAAAAACCAATTAGGTATGGAAATGCCTGGATAAATATAAACCCTCAATATAGTTATAACACTGCGCACACTAGTCCAAGCACAGCTATTAGTGCTGTGTTTTATATACAAGTTCCTAAGAATAGTGGACAAATTATTTTTAGAAGACCAGAAAAATTAATAGGCTATTTAGAAGATAAAGATATTCATACATATAATAATTTTAATTCCTCTCTACAAGTTTTTACACCAAAACCAAATCAACTGTTTTTATTTCCTAGTTGGATAGAGTATGAGGTTAGTCAAAATTTATCTAAACAAGATAGAATATCATTAGCTATAAATTTTGAATGCACACGATAATAAAAAGGTTTATTAAAAATTTACAATCTTTTGAATACCCAGATTCAAAAACGTCTTGGAATGTAGCAGGTATTTTAAAAAATCAAAACGCCTATTATAAGTTTGATGTTAAGGACATGCATAAACTATCAAATGGGGAACTTGTTAGATCAGGTAAAACTGATAGTAAAGCAGATAAAATTGTAATTGAATTTAAAAACAAATGGGTTATCATAGACACGAAAGAATTATATAATTATATTAAGATAAATAAGACTAAAAAAGTTTATCTAGAAACATTATTGGATAAATTAGAATGGAACATACTTATAGATAAATGAAAGTTATTGATAATTTTTTACCAAAAAAAGAGTTTTTAAATCTTCAAAATGCATTCATGTCTCAAGAGATGCCTTGGTACTTTCAATCTGCAATAAACCAATATTCTTCGAAAGATGAACTAAACTGTTATTTTACACATGGTCTATATTTTCAACATCAAGGCTATAGCAATTATTTTAATTATGTAAAACCGATTCTTGAGTTTATCAACCCAAAAGCATTAATTAGAATTAAAGCAAACTTGTACATGAAGACTGAAAAAGTAGAGGTACATAAACCACACGAAGATTATTATTTTAAACATCAAGGAGCTATATTCTACGTAAATACAAATAATGGAAAAACGATTTTACATGACGGAACTAAAATTGACTCTATCGAAAACAGGCTTTTATTGTTTGACTCAAGTAAAAAACATAGTAGTAGTTCTACTACAGACTCTAAATGTAGAATAAATATCAATTTTAACTATTTTTAAGAGACTTATTTAGGCTATGTTTTTAGCCAAAAATTAGTATAATGGTATATTATGGCATTACAAAAAGTACAGTTCTTACCAGGCTTCAATAAACAACTTACCGAAACTCAAGCTGAGGGACAATGGGTAGATGGTGATAACGTAAGATTTAGATATGGCTCACCAGAAAAAATAGGTGGCTGGAATCAACTAGGAACTGATAAACTTACTGGTGCAGCGAGGGCCATGCACCATATCGTAAATAGTAACGGAGTAAAATATTCTATTATAGGAACTAATAGAATATTGTATGCATACTCAGGAGGTGTGTTTTATGACATACACCCGATTCGAGAAACCACTACACTCACTAACGCTTTTACTACGACTAACGGATCCGCTGTGGTTACAATAACTTTTTCTACAGGACATGGTTTAAACCCTGGAGATATAGTTTTATTAGATAATTTTACTACAATTACAAACTCAAACTTTAGCTCTTCTGATTTTGACGATAAAAAATTTATGGTGACTAGCACACCAACTAATGTCACAATTACAATAACGATGGCATCAAATGAATCTGGATCAGGTGCTACAACATCTGGAGGTATTAGAGTTCAATCTTATTATTCTGTTGGACCTGCAGAACAGTTACCAGGTTTTGGTTGGGGATTAGGTTCTTGGAGTGGTGAGGCGGCAAACCCACAAACATCAACTTTAAACGGAGCGCTGTTAGATGACACTGCCGGAACAGGTGGATCAGGAACAAGCATAACACTAGCAAGCACAACAAACTTTCCAACAACAGGAACAAACTTTGTAAAAGTAGGAACGGAAGAAATATCTTACACAGGAGTTTCTGGTAATGACTTAACAGGAATTACAAGAGCAGTTAGAGGAACAACAAGAGCTGCACACTCAGACGGAGCAACCGTAACTAATACGTCTGACTTCGTAGCGTGGGGCGAGGCGGCTTCAGGTGACTTAGTTATTGATCCAGGTCTTTGGTCTATAGATAACTTTGGTAATAAAATTATTGCTTTAATTCACAACAAACAAGTTTTTGAATGGAATGCAGATTTATCTAATGCAAACGCAACAAGAGCTACAATTATTTCTGGCGCACCAACGGCATCTAGAGATATGATTGTATCTACACCGGACAGACACTTAGTATTTTTTGGAACAGAAACAACAATAGGAACACCAAGCACACAAGATCAAATGTTTATTAGATTCTCTAATCAAGAGGATATTAACACTTACACACCTACAGCTACCAACACAGCAGGTACACAAAGACTTGCAGATGGTTCTAGAATCATAGGGGCAGTTAGAGGCCGTGATGCAATCTATGTTTGGACGGATACTGCTTTATTCACGCAAAGATTTATTGGTCCACCTTTTACTTTTGGTTTTGCGCAAGTAGGAACTAACTGTGGACTAATAGGACAGAACGCTGCGGTAGAGGTAGATGGTGCTGCATACTGGATGTCAGAGAATGGTTTCTTTAAATATGCTGGTGCTCTACAATCACTACCATGTTTAGTAGAAGATTTTGTTTATGATGATTTAAATACAACAGCCAATCAACTTATAAATGCTGGATTAAATAATTTGTTTGGAGAAATTAATTGGTTTTATTCTTCATCAGGGTCAACAGTTGTAGATAGAGTTGTGACTTACAATTATTTTGAATCCACACCACAAAGACCAATATGGACAACAGGAACATTAGATAGAACAACATGGCAAGACTCTGCAGTATTTGGAAAACCCCATGCTACAGATTATGACGCTAGTTCAAATAATTCTTATGATGTTGTTGGAAACACTGATGGTTGCACCATATATTATGAACACGAAACTGGCACGGATCAGGTTACATCTACAGCAACAACAGCCATAACCTCAAACATACAGTCTGGGGACTTTGATATTTCTCAAGGTGGTGATGGTGAGTTCTTTGCAAAGATTAGAAGATTTATACCTGACTTTTTATCACAAACAGGTAACACACAAATTACATTAAACTTAAGAAACTTTCCAAATAACACCGAGGCAAGTTCAGCTCTTGGTCCTTTTACAATCACCTCATCAACAGAAAAAGTTGATACGAGAGCTAGGGCAAGAGCAGTATCTTTAAAAGTTGCAAATACAGCTGCAGCACAGAGTTGGAAACTTGGTGGATTTAGGTTAGACATACAACCAGATGGAAGAAGATAATGGCAAAGATAGTACAAATATTAACAAGACCTAGTAAAGAATATAGACAAGATGTGGCTGATGCACAAGTTAGAGATCTTGATGCTATTATACAAAAATTAAACACAACGTTTCAACAAGAATTAAAGGATGAAGTAGACGCACAAAACTTCTTTTTAAATTAATGTCAAATAGTTTTATAAATGCAAAAGTAGATTTAACAACGACTGATAACACAACGTTGTATACAACACCCACTGCCAATGTTTCTTTGATTAAATCATTGTTAGTGTCTAATGATGCGGGATCTGCTTGTAATATTGATGTTACTTTAACAGACAGCTCTGGTAATGTGTTTAGTTTATTTAAAACTAAATCTATAGCATCTAATACAACAACCGAACTTTTAACTCACCCTCTTGTAGTAGAGGAAAGTGAGATAATAAAAGTACAGGCTAGTGACGCGAACGAGCTGCACGTCATAGCTTCTATACTACAGATACAGCCAAGAGAGGTAACAACATAATGTTAGAATTAAAGCCAGAAAAAATTATAGAGACTATATCTAACCTAAAAACGGGTGAGATATATAAAGATGAAAAGGAGTGGAAAGCTAAAGGAGTGCCAGAAAAGGACATTCGAAGAGATGTTAAGGTGATTATGCCAAGTCTTGATTTATTTCCAAAAACCAAGTAGATTGGAGTTTACAGGATTTAAAACCTGCCTATAACAATTTAGCTAAATTATGACAATATCAAGAGGACAGATGAAAAGACAATTATACATGGGCGGCGGCATTATGGATATCGTGCCTAGAGAACAAGCTTTATTAGGCGGTATTAAAAGAGCCGTTAAGAAAGTTACTAAAGGCGTAAAGAGCATTGCAAAGTCTGACCTTGGTAAAGCTGCATTAGCTGGAGCTGCACTATATGGATTAGGTGGTGCTAAGTTTTTAGGTGGTGAGGGTATATTTAAAGCCGGTCAAGGACTTCAGCGTTTTAGAAATTTTGCTAATTTACCCTCGGCTATTAGTGGTTTATTTACTGGAGTGCAAAATGTAGATGCGCCTGATCTTGATATTGTATCAGGTAAATTTTCTACAAGTCCAATTGGAAAATTTTTAACTAGTAAAACTGGTGGCAACGCACTTAAATTAGCAACACTAGCTGGAGTAACTGGTTTCTTAACAAGCACACTTGGTATGACAGAAGAACAAGCTGAAGAAGAATTAGCTAGAGATCCATCAGGATATTTAGAACAATATTACAGAAATTTAAATCCACCAACTGCAGATACAAATTCAGAAGAGTATGAAGCAGAGGTTAGAGACTTTGTTACACGTAACACATCAGAGTATGCTGTAGGTGGTAGAGTAGGTTTTTCTGAGGGAACATATAAAGATTTTGAAGAATTTATGATGAAAAGATCAGAATCTATGAGTGAACGACAAAAAGAAGAACTTAGAGAACAATTTGAAAAGTATATGAGAAGTAAAGACCCTACTGTAGAGGCAGCAGAAGGTGGTAGAATAGGGTTTGCTAACGGTCCAGTATTACCACCAGATACAACACAACCTGTAAATCCTTTTGGACCAAAACCAGGGGACTTTGGAATAGAAGAAGACATCCCAATAAAAATGGCAGGTTATGGCTATAACGAAGCAATGTCAGATACTTTTGATATGTATAATGACATGAAGAAAAATGGTCTTATACCTCCAACTATGACTTTTGATGAGTTTTTACAAGAAGTTGTACCGGAGATGAGTAAGATGAAAACAGAGGGAAGAGGCCTAGCGGCTATAGGTGGTAGAATGAATTTTGATAAAGGAACACCTGAAGGACTAGGTTCACTTATAGATGAAGAGATGGTTGTAATAATAACACAAGACGAAGATGGTAATCCAAAATTAATACAAGTGCCGAAGTCACAAGTAGAAAAAGAATCGGGAATGAGAATGCCAACAAGAAGTATGAAGGCTAAAGGTGATACTGCAAGCATGAACGCTATGCAAGCAGCGGGCATCGAGGGACTACCTATTAGGCAAAATCCAAAAGGTGTTAAGGAGCTAGATCTTAGAAAAACTGGTGGATTTATACAACCAGTTGGTATAAAAGAAAAAGCAGATGACATCCCAGCGATGTTATCAAATAATGAATTTGTATTTACAGCAGATGCTGTAAGAGGTATGGGTGGCGGCGATGTTAACAGAGGCGCACAAAGACTATACGATCAAATGAAAATGTTAGAAGTAGGAGGAAAAGCATAATGGCAGAAGTAGTAAGAACAGCCCCAGCAGAGTTTATTGAAGCGGGTGCAAAAACATACCTAGACGATCTAACAAAAGCGATTGGTGATTTTAAAGGTCAAGATTTATCTCAAATTATGGGTCGACAGTTTGTTGCTGGACCTGGTGCATTAACAACACAAGCAGAGGGTTTAGCCACTGGTCTTGGTGGTTTTGAGCCTTTCTTACAACAAGCACAACAATTAAGAGGACCTACAGCTTATCAAGCTTATTTATCACCTTTTCAACAAGATGTTATTGATACAACATTAGCAGAGTTTGATGTACAAGCTGCAAAAGGCTTACCTTCATTAGCTGCTCAAGCTATTGGCGCTGGAGCATTTGGTGGTGGTAGAGAAGGTGTACAAAGAGCTGAGTATCAAGCGGCGAGTGACAGAAACAGAGCAGCGTTACAAGCACAATTATTAGGTCAAGGATTTACACAAGCACAAAATTTAGCTGCACAAGACTTCACTAGAAATCTGCAATTAGCTCAACAAACACCTGCATTGCTAGGTCAACAGATTTCAGCACTAACAGGTTTAGGAGCGCAGCAAGCAGCGAGAGAACAACAATTATTAACAGCTGATCAGCAGTTAGCATCAAGACAAGCATTACAACCATTAGAGGCAGCACAACAATTTGGTTCTGGTGTTACACAATTAATTGCAGGATACCCTGGTAAAGAACAAATATTACCACCAGCAGCTACACCATCACCGTTAGCTACAGGACTTGGAACTGCATCAACATTAGCTGGTATTTACAGATTAATTAATCCAGCACCAATAAGAATACAAAGTTAATATGAGCAGAACATTAAAAAGACCAATGTTTAGAAAAGGCGGAGAAGTCATGGAAGGTATTATGACTGGTATAAAGCCTAGAAAAATGTTTTCTCTTGGAACAGAAGATCAAACCATAGTAGATAACGTAAGACGTAGAATAAGTTTAATTGATGCTGTGGCTGGTGGAGGAAGTCCATTGTCAGATCCTTTTACACAATTTTTATTAACAGCTGGCCCAGATTTAGTTGCAGGAAAAGCAGCAGGCGGAACTAAACTACAAGAAATACTTGGTGGTATTAAACCAGGTTTAGATAGAGCAGTAAAAACTCAACAGTTAAAAGACGCACAAAACAGAAAATTAGCTACACAATTAATTGCTAAATCAAAAATAGGCAGTGCTGAACAAGCATGGAGAGACTATGGAAAAGACTCAGGTTTAACTAAAGAAGAGTTTATAAGAGAGTTTGCTCAAAAAGAATTATTTAAAAAGAAAACAAACCCAGAAGATAGAAGAGTTCAATCAGATCGAGATATATCACAAGATCTTGGTAAATATAAAGATTTCTTAAGAAACCCTAAATACAATCCATTGCAAAAAAATCGTATTACAAACGTAATAAACCAATTGAATAAAAATCCAAAATTAGAAGCAGAAGTAGATATAAGTAATCCTTTTATTTCAAGAGATGACTATGAAATTGGTCAAAATGTAAAAGTAAAAACTCCAGAGGGAACTATAGAGGAGCGTAGAGTTTTTGTGCCTAATGATAAAGATGATTTTCAACCAAGCCTAAAATACTTTTTAGTAGATGCAAATGCATTTTTCTTTTACGATGCACAAAATAACAGGTTGATTGAAGCACCGAATTAGAAAGGAGTTTAAATGTCTGATACATTCAAACTACCGGACGGCTCTATTATAATAGAAGACACAGAAGAAGTCGTTGACGAAGTAATCAAAGATAAAGACCTACAATTACAAGAAACAACAGAAGTAGAAGAACCTGTTGGTATAGACGTTTTAAAAGAAAAAGGCATCATCTCACCATCAAGTATTACAGGATCTCCTACTGAGGAGATGGTTAGAGGGATTAGTAAAATTGTAGATAAAGTGCAAGGTAAAGAAATAGAAGAAGATGTTTCTCTTGTAGAATCTTTAGTTGGAGCTGGTGTGAGCAGCGCTATAAAAATACCAAAGGGTTTAGTTACATTTGGAACTTTACTATTTGATATTTTTCAAGAAGAAGGCATACCTTATGATGAAACATTAACAGGTAGATTAACTGAAGCTTTTGAACAAACAACACTGGGTAAAATAGAACAAGCATCATCAGAAGTTGCAGCAGAAACAGCGGCAGGTAAAATTACAGAAGCTATTGGTCAGTTATATGGTGCAGGTAAAATAGCACAAAAGACAGCTATACCTGTCATAGAAAAAACATCTCGAAAAGTTAGACAATTAGTAAGCGCCATCAAAGGTGGTAGATATGTTAAGACTACAAACAATGTAAACGCAGCAAGAGCTGTTAAAAAAGCAAATGATTTAAATAAAATAACAGGCAAAGATAAATTTATAGCCATTGCTGTTGGTGGAGGAGTTGGTGGTGGTTTTATAGTATCTGATGTAGAGAAGATTGGTACGTTTGGTGATTGGGATTTTTTAGATTTTTTACCAACAGGATTAGATAGAAATCAACGAGAACAAGGTGCTGAAGATGCACAAAGACAATTATTAAATAGATTAAAGTTTGGTGCAGAGTTAGGATTTCCTATTATACCTGCTGTAGTAGGTACAATTAAAACTGGTAAGCTTATTACGCAGTTTGGTAAAGATCTTGCATATAGTGATAGTATGCTAGAGAGATGGGTAGACAGGTTTGTTGGTCGACCGTTTAGATCTAGAAGTAATAAGACTCAAGAATTATTTGATGGTATACAAAAATTAGAAGGTAAAAAATCTGCTATAAAAGTATTAGCCAAAGACGCTGCTGCAGATTTTGATGATACAATAAGAGCTATATCAAAAGAAACGAGTGGCGCGGCGCAAGCATTAAAAGATCCAGATGCCATGTCAAAACTTATATCTGAGTTTATGTTTAAATCTACGGATGATGTTGTAAAAGGTAAGTCAATAGCTTTTCCTGGTTTTTCTAACAAATCTTTAAAAAGATTTAGAGAATCCATGAGTGAATTAGGTGTATCTAAAGGTTCTGTAAATAAGATTATTAAAGACTCTGCAGCTTTTAGAAATACCACAGCAGGATTAAAATCATTAATTAGTGCAAGTAAAAATGTTGTAACAGGCACAGAAAAATTAAATAAAATATTAAATGAAAGAATAAAAAATCAACTCACTGTAGATTACAAAATTATAGATGACAACAGAGGTTTATTTAATGGTTATAGACCAACAGCTGAAAGTATAAAAGAAGTTGCACAGATCTTACAAAAATATGCAAGAGCAAACGGTAAGAGTTTAGATGATGCTACTGCTAATAAATTAGTAACTGATGTAACTAAAAATGCATTTAAAGATAAAACAACAGGTGCTTTAGTATTTGATATTGGAGAACAAAGCGCATTAGCAGATAAAGCTGTGCAAAGAATTAACATGGGTAAATATATTACTACAGGTAAATTTAAACCTGATGGTAAAGGTGGCCTTATACAAAAAGAAGCTGATCTTACAGCTTTTAAAAAATTATTTGGTGAATACAGAAATGCACAAAAAGGTATTTATGCTGTGGCATCTGAGTTAGGTGAGACTATTGCAAGAGATAAATTTTATCAAACACTATTAGATGACAGTAACAGAATAGCTGCAGCGATAAAACAAGGTAATCCTGACGTTATCAGAGGTCAAATAGGTAGACCTATATTTTTTAAAAATTACAACGATGCTGTTGTAAATTTACCTAATCAAGACATAGCAAAAGTACCATTAAGTTTAAAAACAGCTTTACCAGAAACAATATATAAAAGTCCGTTAGATGGATACTTTACAACAATTCCATATGGTGAAGCCATTAGAGTTGGTGATGCTGTAGTTGGTAGTGCACTTACTAGAAGTGCAATCTATAGAGCTTTGATGTTAATACCAAAAGGTTTATCACAAGCTGCAAAAACAATTTTAGGTCCTTTTACACACGCTAGAAACTTTTTCTCTTCTATGTTTACAACAATACATCGAGGAAACATTCTAATACCACCTGAAAAAATAGTAGAGTTTTTAAACAGATCTAGAAAGTCTGTGCAGCCACAGTTGTTGTATAGAATGACAGGTAATCCTAAATATAGAAACGCACCCGCAGATCAAGCACTATATAGATTCTTATTAGAAGAAGGTGTTACCAACCAGAACATTGTAGCTAGAGAACTTGAAGGTATTTTTTCTGATATCACACAATTAAGAACAGCTAACATGACAACGGATAAGTGGTTTAATAAAATATTAAACACAGGCACACGAAAATTTAAAAGACTGTATGATGTTGCACAAGATTTATATACAGCAGAGGATGACCTATTTAGAGTGTATAATTTTTTAGCAGAGTTTTATAAATTAGATAATGCATTTAACGTTGCAATTAAAAAAGGTATTAGAGACATAAATGGTAAAGTAGTGACACAAGCAACTAAACCATCAGAACTTGAACTAATGAAAGAAGCAGCACAGATTGTAAGAGAAACTGTGCCAAACTACGCGTATGTTTCTGATTTTGTAAAAGGTGTTAGACGATCTCCACTTGGAAGTTTTGCTGCCTTTCCAGCAGAAATATATAGAACAGGCGTAAACACAACTGTTAGAGCACTAAAAGAAATTAAAGATCCTGTTAGAAAACAAATTGGTTATAACAGTTTAGTTGGACAAGGATTTACGTATGCTGTAATACCAGTTATAGCAACAGAAGCATTTAGAACTTTATATGGTATCACTAGAGATCAAGTTAATGCTCTTAGAGAAGTATTACCAACATGGTCAGAAGACAACACTATTTTACCTGTGTATGAAGATGGTAAATATAAATATATAGATTTTAGTCATGGATTTTTTTATGACACAATGATTGAACCTGTGCAAACTACTTTATCAACAGTGCAAAGAAACCCAGATCAACCTTTGGTGCCACAGCTTTTAGATGGTTTTGTAAAATCTACAGGTAAAGTTTTTCAACCTTTTATTCAAGAATCGATTTGGATAGGAACTGTATTAGACCTATTTGCTAGAAAAGGAAGAACGAAAGAGGGCAGACAAATATGGAATGAAAGAGATGAACCAGGTGACAAACTTTCATCAGCAATAGAATATGCAGCTAAAGAATTATCTCCAGGATCTAGAGAACAGCTAATAAGATTATACAAAGCGTTAACTGATCAAACTATAAAAGGAACAAAATATGAAATACCTGATGAGCTTATGGGATTATTTGGATTTAGAAAAGTGCCAATTAATCTTGAAAAAACGCTTAAAGTTAGAATACAACAATTTAACACAGACACACGTAACGAACGTAGATTAATTTTCGCTGACACAAGAACAGGAGATCCTGTGAAAGATGATAATATAATCATTAGACAATTTGTCAAAGCAAATAAACAAAGGTATGAAACATACAGTAAAATGAGAAGATTATATGATTCTGTAAAAGTTTTAGGTATGAGAGATGAAAAAATAGCAGAAGAGTTTAGCGATAGAAATGCTATAAGACTTTATGGTTTTATAGAAAATAATAAATTTGATCCTTTTGGTGTAAGCACAGACGTAATAGCAGCATATGCAAAAGAATCAGATGAAAAAAATATACCCAATCCTTTAAACAAGAAAGTATTAAAAAAACTAAAGAAAATGAGAAAAGATATGTCTAAATTAAAATTAAACCAAGAATTTAATATTGATGTAGAGAAGTATCTATTACCAGAAGCAGATACTAGCATGGTGCCACCATTACCAGAGCAACCACAACCAAATCCAGCGATAGTTCAAAGTCCACCACCTATGACAACACAAGGGTTGACACCAACAGAACAAGCTTTATTATCGGAAGAGGAGCGAATGATAGCGCTTAGAAACAGAGGATTAGTATAATGGATTTAGGACCAGGAGGATTAAGTAGCCCAGGACCATCAGGATACGGTGGTGGATATGACGCCACTACCACAGGACCATCAGGAGGAGGTGGTGATAACAATGATCCTTATCAAGGTTTTGTACAAGCATCTAAACCAAGAGGATTAACTGCAATACAGCGTGCTGTTCAAAACACAGTTCAACAAACAAAAGATTTTTTATCACAACCTGTGAATCAAAGAGGTATTATAGGTAGTTTAATAGGTGGTGCTTTACTTGGACCATTTGGAGCTTTAGTTGGTGGATCACTCGGACAAAGATATGGTGGAAACGTATCAAGTTTTTTTCAAGGTCCAACACCAAATACTGACAACACAGAAATAGATATGTTAACAAGAGCCGGAATGATGCCAAATCAATTTACGATGCCAATAAATACATCTGGTATTACAGGTATAGATATAGCTAACTTTCCTCCAAATATGGAATTATATGCAGACTCTAGTCTTAAAAATCAAAATAGACAGATATTGGAAAATATATTAAACCCAGATTTTAAAATAGATGAAACTCTTGATAGAGAAGATATTAAAAGAAATAGAGAACGAGAACTTCTTAACGAAATATTGACAGGATAATGCCAAACGGAAAACCACCAAAGACAACCGGCGAACATTTAGTATCTCTCTACGGATACGTGCAAGGATTTAAAAGACAGATAGATCATTTACATCAAGACGTAGGAAAGTTAGAAAAGAAAACAGACACAGTTATTTATTGGATTATTGGTGGTGCGTTTACAACTATACTAACACTTGTTGGTTTATTTAATTTATTTATTAATTAGATCCAAGACTTTAATTCTTCACCCATTATCTCTGTAGCAATATTAACTTTATTACGTAATGATTTTACAATCTTATCATCAATAGTATCTTCTGCCATAATATCAATATATGTCATAGGTTTCTCTTGGCCTATACGATCTATTCTAGCTTCTGATTGCATTCTCTTTTCAAGATCATAACCATTTGAATAATAAATCATTGTTGATGCACCTGTAAGTGTAATACCATAACCACCTGTTTGTGGTGTACCAATTATAAATCTAACTGGTGACTCAGGGTCTTGTATCTTCTTAATTGCTTTTTGCCTGTCATCTGTTGATGTATCACCAAAATATGTAACAACCGTATTATTGCCATATTTTTTTGATATAGCCTCTACAATTTTTTCTATGTCATGTCTGTAGTGAGCCCATATTACAGCTTTGCCCTCTACTTCATCTAGTATATCCATGAGTTGTGTTATACGATTATTTTTAAGATCTTGCACTGTGCCGTCATTTGATTTGAAATGACCACAAGTTATCTGATGTAATCGCATAAGTTGTGTAATAACAGTTGCAGATGTAACCATCTTACCATTTAAGAATGCAATAGCTTCTTGCTTCATTTGCTTATAAACTTTCTTTTGTTCATCTGTAAGTTCTACAGTTCTTTTCATGTATGTTTTTTTAGGTAGATCTAAACAATCATCTTTTAATACACGATAAGAAAAAGGTTTTAGTTTTTCTGATAGTTCTGCTAGATTTCTGTATCCAACTACAATCTCTACTTGTCTACCAGATACATTTATTTTTCTACACACAGCATATCTAGTTCTAAATACATAATATGATGATTGATCTAATAAATAAGGATCTAAGAAATAACATTGTGTAAACAAATCTAAAGGTGATTTTGTAACTGGAGAACCTGTAAGTATTCTTCTATATTTTGTAAGTGGTCTTAGTGATACTATATTTTTAGTACGTTTAGCTGCAGGGTTTTTTATAGTGGTAGACTCGTCTATACCCATTAATACTTTGTGACTATTTAAAAATCTCTCTGCAAACTGCATACCTTTTTTAGTAGAGAATGCTTCTACATTCATGATTAGTATGTGAAGCTCTGCGCCAGTTTTAAACAGAGGTTGTAAATCTTTTGCCTTTGGATCTGTTCTCCATAAACCAACCCTTTTTTCTATATAATCAGGCATATGGTTTGGTATTTCACTATCAAACCAGTTCTTATAAACACCCTTTGGTGCAACGATTAAAGCACCATTTATCTTGCCAGCATTATAAAGCATGGCAATATTATCAATTAATACTTTTGATTTACCTGTACCCATCTCCATAAAATACGCAAAAACTTCTTTATCCCATGACATTTCAAGGGCTTTCTTTTGATGAGCAAAAGGCTTGCTTTTATATTTGTAATGCATAATATATTTTAACTTTCTATTGGAAGCATATATATTATGTGTTAAACAATGTCAAGAAGGATATATTACTAATGGCAACAGTCTTTGTTATACAAGACATACCAGGATCTAAAATAGGTGCACCTAAAATTAATATTATAGGGGCAACAGAGTTTGGTAATTTAAAAGTATTATTACCAGAAAACTCACAAATTATTTTGAGTCCAGCATATGTAATACAAACTTTACGAAAAAAATTACAAGAATATAAAAAAGACGATTATTTATTACTTACAGGCGATCCTGCCATAATTGGTGTGGCCTGTTCTATAGTATCTGATATTACTAATGGTAAATACAACCTCTTAAAATGGGATAAACAAGAAAGAAAATACTATCCTGTAGAAATAGATTTATATAAGACTTGACAATAATATAAAAACCTATATATAGAAAGACGAGAAAGTTATGACAAAAATAAATTTTGAAAACGATAGAATGCAATCGGTGGAGCAAATAGATTCCGCTAAACGATTATCCGACAAAGTGTTGGAGTTAAAAGATTTAGAAGATGAGATTGCAAATGCAGAAGAGTCTCTAAAAAAATTAAAAGAGAAAGCAAAAGTAGTTTCATCTGTAGAGATACCTGCAATGATGGATGATATGCAGATTACAAAATTAAAGCTGAAAGATGGCGAGTCAGTAGAGATCAAAAAAATCTACGGCGCTTCTATTCCGAAAGATCAACAGGATGCAGCTTTTCAATGGCTTCGTAACAACGGTCTAGGTGATGTTATTAAAAATGACATTACCGTTACCTTTGGTCGTGGCGAAGACAACAAGGCGGCAGCATATGCTGACCTTGCAAAGGGTCAAGGGTTTGAGCCAGTTCAAAAGATTGGTGTAAACCCTATGACTCTAAAAGCTCTTGTAAGAGAACGTCTTGAGAATAATCAAGATGTCCCTAAAGAGCTGTTTAAACCGTTTGAGGGTAACCAAACAAAAATAACAAGGAGAAACTAGAAATGAGTGACGCGAAACAAGTAGCAACTAAAAAAGAAAACTTGCCTTCAGCTTCATTATTTGAAGCAGATGCGCAAGCTGGTTTTGAGAATGTGAAGACAGAGAGTCTGGCTCCACCTATCTTAAAACTTTTACAGAACGGATCAGCAGAAGCGCAGAAACGTAATCAAAATTATGTTGAAGGTGCAGAGCCTGGTATGTTCTTAAACACTGTTACGAAACAGTTATATGATGGTGATAAAGGAATACAGGTTATTCCATGTCATTATAAATTAGAATACCAAGAATGGGCAGATTATGGGACAGGTTCAGGTAGACCTGAAATGATCTATCCTGATACTTCGGATATTTTAGAAAAAACTACAAAAGGACCTGATGGTAAAGATAGATTACAGAATGGTAATTATATCTTAACTGTTGGTCAACACTTTGTGATTATTATAGGTGACAGAGGTTCTGAAACTGCGATGATATCCATGAGTTCGTCTCAAGGTAAAGTTAGCAGAAAATGGAACTCCATGATGAAGTCTATTAGTTTAGATGGTAAGAATGGTCCTTATACACCACCATCGTTTAGCCACATATATAAATTATCTTCTGTATTAAATACAGGAAAAGGTAATCAATGGTATGGCTACAACGTTGAAAAAATTGGAATGCTAGAAGATGTCAAGATGTATGAACGAGCGAAGAAGTTCTACGAAGGCATTAAGAATAAAGCATAAATGATTTTGGGGGTTGTGATCCATAACTCCACACCCCCCGAAACACAAAGTGGTGATGTCAGACGTAGATAAATTTATAAATATATTTGAAGGTTCGTATAGTGCATACGGTCAAACTAGAAAGACAGATGAGTTTGATGAAAGAGGAAAGCACAAAACAAAATCTTTTATAATAAAACAAAAACCTACCAAACAAATGTTCTTTGATCATTTGAAAGGTAAAGATCCTGCTCTTGGTATTATCCCTATAAACGAAGAAAATAAATGTAAATGGTCATGCATAGATATTGATGTATACAACGGCTTTGATCATAAAGAATTAATTAAAAAAATAAGAGAATATAAGTTTCCATTATTAGTGTGTAGATCTAAGTCAGGTGGTGCACATGTGTTTTTATTTACAGATAAATTTGTGCCTGCAGCATTATTTAGAAGTAAATTAAAAGATATGGCTGCCAAATTAGGTTATGCAAACGCAGAAATATTTCCTAAACAAAATAAAGTAGACATGAATAAAGGTGGTACAGGTAGCTTTTTAAATTTACCTTATCATAATGCATTGTTGTCTGTGAGATACGCAATTAAAGATGATGGGTCAGCGATGGATATATATCAATTTTTTGAAGCGCATGATAAACTAAAACTAACAGAAGATCAATTATCTAAATTGTCTTTTCAAGAAGAAAAAGTTGTTGACAATCTACTCAAAGGTGCGCCACCATGTTTGGTTACAATCGCAAAACAAGGAATACCCAACGGTCAAAGAAACAATGCACTTTATAATTTTGGTGTGTATTGTAAAAAAAGATTTCCTGACACATGGGATCGAGAGCTTTTTAAATACAATGACGCGTATTGTGAACCACCATTAGATAAAAAAGAAGTAGATACATTAATTAAATCTATTGATGGCAAAGAATACAATTACAAATGTAAAGATGAACCCATCGCATCTTATTGTAATTCTAAAAAATGTGTAATGCAAGAATATGGTGTTGGTGATGGTGTGCCGGAAACAGAAATAAAAGAGATACAGAAATATGATTCTGATCCACCTTTGTATTACGTAACAATAGGTGATGAACAAGTGGAAGTAGAATCACAAGACTTGCATGAACCAGATAGATTTTCTCTTAAGTGTTTAGAACAAATTAATCAAGCCATGCCACCAGTCGGTAAACTAATCTGGAGAAAGGCGATAAACAAATTACTAAAAGATACGATACCAATAGAAGCTCCGGAGTCTACAAAGATAGATGTGCAACTTAAAGAGTTACTGGTTGATTACACAACTAAGATACCTGGTAAAGATTGGGGAGATATATTACGTGGATTATCTTTTACAGAGGACGAAGTAAGTTATTTTAAATACAAAGACTTTTGGAAATACATAATAAGAACAAAACTTTGGGATACAAAGAAATATACAAAGGCTAAAACTGCTAGAATGTTAGAAACTTTATTTGGAGCAGAGGAGATACCAGGTAAAATAAATAATAAAAGTGTTAGGTATATTGCTGTAAAACAACAGGAAGTTAATAAACCTATTGTTAGAAAGACAAAGATGAAGGAGCCACCTTTTGCGTAGAATAATTATCCCTGGTCCACCGGGCACGGGTAAAACACATAGACTCATGGAGCTGTTAGATAACGAATTAAATTTAGTTAAGACAGACCCTGAAAAGATAGCATACATAGCATTTAGTAACGCTGCAGCTAACGAAGCTAAAAAAAGAATTACAAATGATAAAATAATTGTAAGCACCATGCATGCTCTTGGTAGTAGAGAATTACAATTAAATACCTCTTCTTATTTATTAAAAGGAGAGAAGTGGAAAGGTTTTAAAAATTTTTCTAACATATGCGCTGACCTATCTTTTGAAAGCTATATTAATGAATCAGGATACCCACAATATAAAAACTCTCACATGAAGATTATAGAATACGCCAGAAATAAAAAGCTGTCTTTAGCTGATGCTGCTGTAGAACTTGATTTACATTACAGCGTAGATATTTGGCTAACCGAACAAATCTATGCAGACTTAGAAAAATACAAAGATACTACAGGTATGTTTGAATATTCTGATATGATTTCCAAGTTTGTCGAGGGAGACAAGTGTCCACCACTACACTGTGTTTTCCTCGATGAAGCCCAAGATCTGAGTCCTCTGCAGTGGGACATGTTCTTTTACATAGAGAGTAAGTGTGCTCGTTCATACATTGCAGGGGATGATGATCAAACTATTTATACGTTTCAAGGGGCTGACCCAAACATATTTATTGATTTAAAAGGACATTTAGATCCACAGATACAATCGCGTAGAGTTCCTAGAAAAATACATAAACTAGCAGAATCTATCTTTCCTCACATGACAACTCGTCTAGCTAAAAAATGGGAGCCGAGAGATGCTGATGGTAAAGTTATTTATAATGTAGATTTCTTCTCACTAGATCTATCAAAAGAGAACTGGATGATATTAACTAGAACAAATAAAATGATGGAGAGACTACGAGAACATTTGTACGATTTAAATTTAAGATTTGATTCTAAAGCTCAAGAACTATTACCTAATAAAATGTTAACTGCATATAGAACCTGGGTAAGACTTAATCAGGGTGCTTCTGTAAGTAAAGATGAAGTAAAAGATTTATGGGACTATCTTACAGTTAAACAAGGACATTTAGTGCGAGGTTATGCAGGTGGCAAGACTTTGGAAACTATTGACTCGATTAATATTGAAGGACTGAGAGAACACCACGGGCTTCGAGCAGCGGGGGGCTGGGAAACATTAAACTTTCCAGAAAGCAGTAAGATCTACATTAGAACCATTCTAAAGAACGGTGATGATCTAATGAAACCTGCAAGAATAAAATTATCTACAATACATAGTGTAAAAGGTGAAGAATGTGATAACGTTGTTTTGTTTACAGATTTAGAAAGAATCATCTATGAGTCAGCGCAGAAAGATTCTGATCCAGAACATAGAACTTTTTTTGTAGGTATAACAAGAGCAAAAGAAAAACTATTCATAACCAATCAAGATTATGAATATCAATATAACATAGGAGGACCAATAATATGACAGATATAAATATGTTTGAAGAAACGATGGATGAAAAGAAACCACACTACAAACAAGTAGGTGGATCCCATTACATGTATTTTGACATACAGCCATACGAGTTTATTTCAAAAAATAATCTCTCGTTCTTTCAGGGCTGTGTTGTGAAATACGTTTGCAGGTACATGCACAAGAACGGGGTCGAAGATCTTGATAAGATCATTCACTATTGTCAATTAGAAAAAAAGAAGTTAAAAGATCTAAAGAAGAAAAAGAAATAATGTTTACAGCACAAATAGAATGGGACTGTCCTGATAGCTTTCCAGATTTATCTGGTGCAAAATATATTGCAGTTGACTTAGAGACTAAAGATCCAGACTTAAAATCAAAGGGGTCTGGAGCCATACAAGGACATGGAGAAATAGTTGGTATCGCAATAGCTGTGGATGGTTGGTCTGGTTATTATCCCATTGCACATGAAGGTGGTGGTAATATGGACAAACGAATAGTTTTAGAATGGTTTAAAAAAGTTTGTGCGACAGATGCTGTAAAAATATTTCATAATGCAATGTATGATGTATGCTGGATAAAAGCATATGGTATACCTATTAACGGACATATTATGGATACCATGGTTATGGCATCTTTAATTGATGAAAATAGATTATGGTACACATTAAACAGTATTTCATTTGATTATCTTAGAGAAGTAAAAGATGAGAAAGCTTTGAAAGAAGCTGCAGAGTCTTGGGGTATAGATCCTAAAAAAGAATTATATAAATTACCTGCAATGTATGTTGGAAGTTATGCAGAGAAAGATGCGGAACTTACATTAGAATTATTTAAAGTTTTGTCTAGAGAAATAAGTAAACAAAATCTTACAAATATATTTGATTTAGAAACACAATTATTTCCATGTTTAATTGATATGAAATTTAAAGGGGTGTGTGTCGATGTCGAACATGCTCATAGATTGAAGAAAGAGTTATCACAAAAGGAAGAAGAACTCCTATTGTCAGTAAAAAAAGAAACAGGATTAGATGTTCAAATATGGGCAGCAAGATCGATTGCCAAAGTATTCGACAAGCTCTCCTTAACTTACCATAGAACCGAGAAAACAAACTCACCTTCATTTACAAAAAATTTCCTTTCCACACATAATCATCCTATGGTTAAAAATATAGCAAAAGCTAGAGAGATAAACAAGGCACACACAACTTTCATAGATACCATACTAAAACATCAATATAGAGGTAGAATACATGCAGATATAAACCCTATTAGATCAGATCAGGGTGGCACAGTTACAGGTAGATTTAGTTATTCTAATCCAAACTTACAACAGATACCCGCAAGAAATAAAGATCTAGGTCCAATGATTAGATCTTTATTTATACCAGAAAAAAATCACAAGTGGGGTTGTTTTGATTACAGTCAACAAGAGCCAAGACTTGTAGTGCACTACGCAGCAACCACAGAGCCAATCTGTTTTGATAATTCTGTTTCAAATATTGTAGATAAATTTAAAGATGATACCGTAGATTTTCATCAAATTGTAGCAGACATGGCAAACATATCTAGAACACAGGCCAAGACAATTAATTTAGGTCTTTTCTATGGTATGGGTAAAAACAAATTACAAGCAGAACTTGGTTTAAATACAAAGGAAGAGGCAGAAGATTTATTTAATCAGTATCATCACAACGTACCGTTTGTTAGAGATTTAATGAACTATACTTCAAAGACAGCTCAAACATCTGGATCTATTGGCACGTTATTAGGACGTAGATGTAGATTTAATAAATGGGAACCAGCTCAATTTGGTATGCATAAACCCATGGACTATGAAGAAGCTGAAAGAACTTATGGAAGAGGTAGAATTAGAAGAGCGTTTACTTATAAAGCTTTGAATAAATTAATTCAAGGATCTGCTGCAGACATGACTAAGAAAGCAATGGTAGATTTATATGGTGAAGGTGTAATACCACACATTCAAATACACGACGAGTTAGATATCTCAGTTGAATCTGATGACGCGGCAAAAAAAATAATTGATATTATGGAGAATGCTGTTAGTTTGGAAGTTCCCAATAAAGTTGATTATGAGTCAGGTAAAACTTGGGGTGATATATATGGATAATTATGGCTTACTTAAACGCAAACATTCCTGTAGAATATGCTCAAATAAGGAGAGAATATTTATATGATCTTAAAAGTCATCATGGCGAAGTTGAAGA